CTTATAAGAATATACTTTATATCATAATTTTTTGGTCTTGTTTTTTTTCTACGTTTTGTTCCTCCCAATTTAGGATATACAAAAGAATTCACTACTTTTTATTTTTTTTAGGAAATAATACTTTGTAAGCAACGTACAATGATCCTATTGTGAATCCAGCTGTAATTGGATTGGTTAAATATTTTTTAGAACTATTGATGGTCAAATATAAAAAGTATAGAGTTAAACTTTGTTTATGATGACCCATTTCTGAAAATACATGTTTCAAACCATCATTGATCAAAAAGGGTGAGAAAAAAAGAATTGCAAATGAATACATATAAAGAATCGCCATGATTGCAACCCATGTAGGAAGTTGTATGAAAAAAAAGGCTGCTCCAATTACAATTTGAAAAAGAATCATGATAAGTGGTTTAAGAAAATTAAGTTCAGAACTATTGTACAAGGGATATAACCATCCTAAAAATATTGAAAATGTAAATACAACTGGATAATTTATTTCTTTGACCCATAAAGAATTTAATGGTGGTATGAGTACAACGATAAATGGAATCAAGGTGGTGACTATTCCAATTAATAGATAAGGAAATAAATAAAACCCCAACGTTCGTTTACAACCTGTTGTAAAATTAGAACAAAATTTAAAAAATTGTTTAAACATACTTCTAAGGCATGAAAATGAATACATACAAGTATAAATCAACCAATTTCTATATTCACCTGTTATGAATGACGTGTCATCCGATAAAAAATTATACGGAAATGAAACTGATTTCATAGGAAATAAATATTCTATTAAATTCCCATCTGAATCTTGATTTTTTTCTCCTTGACCTAATTGATAAGGTAATTTACTCATATCCGTAGGAAATGTTGAATCCCGGAAACTTTTATTCGCACTTAATGCCATGATGGAACCTCCAAAATAACCTACACCAATCAAATACAATATATTTTTAATAATTTCTATGGTAAATCCTTTTAAATCACCCACTTGGGTTGTTAACAACATACATTAGCATATAAAATAGTTTACTATAAATTACCATTTTGTTTTTTTAACTTGAATTTGGGGACCCTTTTTAGAATTAGATTTAGGATCATAAGCAGGTTCTGTTTCTTCAGGCATATTTTTAGATAATTCCCAAAATTCTTTAGACCCAAGTCTAAAATTTGCATGATGCTCTGCTTTATACCAAAAGATCTGATCCGTTAATTTATTACTTTTTGAATTGTTATTGATGACTAAACATTCATAATTTTCAGTACATTGATCCATGACTTGACAAAAAGACTCAAAGGTAGGAAACATCCCTGCATAATTTTCATAAATACGTTTTCTGTTAATGATATACGGTTCACGTAAAATAAAGACATAATCAATATTTGTTCTTAAATTAGGAGGAATACCTAAAGGATATTGCATGGTAATGATTAACATGATTTTCCAATGGCGTCCATTCATGAACAATAAACGCATTAATTTATCCTTTGTCCATCCATTATCATACAAACAATCTTCTAAAATACAAAATGCTCTAGGATCAATGTTACATTTTTTATAAGTTTGTAATTCACATTGTATTTGTTTCATGCATTGTTTTTGACGTTTTAAAATGTTTTCAATGATTCCGCTGTTGTATTCTTCATGAATGAACAATTTGGGTACATGTTCACTGTAAAAAGAGTTTCCGGCTTCTGTTCCAGAAATAACGGTACCAATTGGAACATCTTGTTGATAAAAAAGCAAATCTCTTACTAAATAACTTTTACCCGTATCACGGCGACCAATAAGAACAATGACCGGCCCTTTATTTTCATCCCGTTTAAAATTAATATGACGCATATCAAATTTTTTTAATTCTAGCGTCATGTATATTCTTCAAAAGAATAAAAAAATGTTTTAACGTATTAAATTGATTTAAGAATTTATATAAAGAATATGTAAGAGAATGGAATTTTGTGAAGTCTGTGAAAACTTACTTTACACCAAAGTTTCCGATGGAAACATTGTAAAATTTTGTAAAAAATGTGGAAATACACTAGAACCAAAATCATCTACGGTTGTATTTAGTACATCGTTTCAAAAACGTGAACAAAGTGTTGTCATTAACAAGTTTACTAAATTAGATCCTACTTTACCAAGAATTTATACCATTCCTTGTCCAAATGATCAATGTGAAAATCATACACATGAACGTCCTGAAATTATTGTAGTTAGATATGATCATAGTGAACTTAAATATATATTCATTTGTCCTCTATGTGATACATCATGGAAACACAACAAGGAATAAAATTGATATTAAATATAATTTATTATAGTATTGTAAATGAGTGACGAAGAACTTGAAGATGATCCTTTGTATGAAACGGATACGGATGAAAGTACAAGTAGTGAACAAGAAACTGAACCACCTTTAGAAGAATACAAGGAAGATGTAGAGGATGAACCCATTATTTCTCATCCCGTTATTAATTTAAAAGATTCATTAGTTCACATTCATGCTCAAGAAAAAAAAATAAGTTATGAAGAAGTATTGGCTAGATGTTCTATTGTAAGAGATGCTACTGGAAATATTCAAGATAAACGGCATGTTACCCCTCCTTTCATTACCAAATATGAGATGGCAAGAGTATTAGGTATGCGAGCTACACAAATTGAACAAAGTGCGCCTTTATTCATTGAGATAGATCCCAAAATACATGACAGCTATGTGATTGCTAGAGAAGAATTTTATCAAAAAAAAATACCGTTTATCATTTCGCGTCCTATGCCCAATGGTGAACATGAATATTGGAAATTAAGTGATTTAGAAATTTTGTTTTAAACAGAAACTAATATATTCATGTATGACTCCTCTATTTTTTAAAAAATGTTTACCACCTATTGTAGGATGGGGATCACTTGGATTTTATCGTGGAATGATGGATTATGAACATTCTGTTTGTAAATATGAACACCAACATTTATATACAACTCAATTGATTTATGGATGTGCAGGAACGATTTGTTATCTAAATCCATGGTTTTTATTCATTAGTATACCTAAAGAACTATATCGTTTAGAAGTTAACCTAAGAGGATTAGAACAAGAAAAGTATACCGATAAATACAATGAACTATTTTAATCGTCGTGTTTTATTTTTTTTACTTTTGCGAAGAGCTCGTGCACCTAAAAAAAAGGCTAACGGTAAAATAGCACTAGCAGCGGCAGATCCAATAGATGCTAAAGTAAAGGTTCCTCCTTTTAGTTTACGTGATTTCATAAATTATACTTTATTTTTTTTTAAAATATAAACAATATAAACTAACATGGTTGTGTTGAATATTAATAACGAACTTCCATAAAAAATATAGGGATACACATGTATTTTGTATAAATCGTTCAATCTACAATCTTTTTTAAGTAAATCAATGCATTGAGATAACATAATTATACATCGTATATTTTATGCGTGTATTTCCCGCATAAAATATGTACAAAATAATTATGATTTATAATGCAACATCTCAATTTGATTTTAATGAAATTCATTTAGCAAAACCTTCTCCTCTGTATGGAGGATCCTTTTTATCCAAAATTAACATGACCACATCAGATCATCCTTTATATATGTATACACCTTCATGTAATACCATTCATGGTATTGTCACTTCGGGAACTAAAAAATACATAGATTTGCAATTTACAAACATCAATAGTAACTTCATAGAATGGATCAATGATCTTGAAGAAAAGATACAACAACTTATTTTTGAACATCGCAATGATTGGTTTGTTACGGATGGTTTAGAAATGGATGACATACAAAATGCTTTCATTCCCATGATTAAAGTAAAGGGTGGTATTTATCACATGAGAGTTTATTTACCTAAAACTTCTTCTGAAGTAACCATCTTTAATCAAAATGAAATGATGTTAACGGAACAAGATGTAAAAACAAATAAATTAATTGCCATTTTAGATTTTGTAGGACTTAAATTCAATCAAAAATGTTTTCAAATTATGGTCAATGTTAGGCAATTGATGATTTTAGAAAATCAAATTTTTTCTACTTGTTTGATTAAACCGCCAGTTGAAAAAGGCGAAATCATAGAAATAGAAGAAATTCAATTGACAAATTAAGACATTTTTTTATTTTATTGTGTATTTTATATATATGAGTGCCTTTAAATTTGACACCGTTATTTTAGGCGTTGCCGTTCTTGTTTTAGGATATTTAATTTATAACAATAGCAAAAATAAATCAGTTTCTTCTATGGCCACCAACTATTCTAGCACGGGTTCGCCAGCGCCTCTTGCTGCTTCTTTAGGAGAAGATCAATTTGCTTCTGCTAGTGGTGTAAGTACAACAACGCATGGAATGTCAAAAGCAAAAATGGATAACCCTAGTTCATTATTGCCTAACGATACAAATTCTCAATGGGCTTCTTTAAATCCGAATGGGAATGGTGCACTTAAGAGTGTGAATTTATTACAAGCCGGATCGTTGGTTGGAATCAATACTGTAGGAAGTTCGCTTCGTAACCCTAATCTTCAATTAAGATCGGACCCTCCGAATCCCCAAGGAAGTGTAGGACCCTGGAATAACTCCACCATTCAACCCGATACAAACAGAAAACCTTTAGAAATAGGTGGACAAATGTAAATATAAAAGATATTTAAAGAAATGTACATAATAATATCATGCCAGTACTTCATGATTGGGATGTTCATATGAGTCGTGGAAATGTTTACTGTACTGGTGTTTTGGATGGTCGTGATTGGATTACCAGTCATGTCACTTCCATGTATGAGACTGAACAGTGTTATGTAGTTCATACACTAAATTCTGTGTATTATTTGTATTATTAAAAATATGTTTTTTAAGAATGGATAAAACTATTCTTAAAAAATTAAGAGGGTATAAAGCCCAAGATTTAAAATTTAACATTTATAGCGATTTTTATTTTATAAAACCGGATGTCGTACAAGATAAATTAACTCAGTGTAACTATACATGTTTTTATTGTAAATGTACGGTGTTAACCGAATATTTGAAACGTGATCCATTACAATGGACATTAGATCGTATTGATAATACAATGGGTCACAACACCGACAATGTATTGATCAGTTGTTTAGGATGTAATCTAAAGCGTAGAAATAGAACAGTAGATAAATTTTTATTTACCAAACAACTCATTGTTAAAAAAGTATAATTTATATATTAAAAATATATATTTGTTTAATGTATTATGTTTTTATATTCGGCAATCATGATTGAACCAAGAAAACATAATGCTTTTAAATTTGTATTACATAATTTTTTAGAAAATTTATCAGATGAATGGGGAATTATTATTTTTCATGGATTATTGAATGACATTTATGTAAAAAATATAGTGGACGAATTAGATGAAAAACAAAAATCGCGTATAAATGTGGTTAATTTACAGGTAGAAAATTTAAATCATCATACATATAGTCAATTATTTTTTAATCCAACATTATACGATTTTATTCCAACAGAAACCTTTTTAGTATTTCAAACAGATAGCATGATATTACCTGAAAATAAACATTTAATTAACGATTTTTTACAATATGATTATGTTGGTGCACCATGGGCAGATGGCGTGGTTGGAAATGGAGGATTATCTTTGCGTAAAAAAAGTAAAATGTTAGAAATTATAAAACATAAAGATGATAAAAATATGATGGAAGATTATTTTTTTTCACACAATGTTCCATCATTTATTAATTATCATGTTCCAACATGTACACATGCCAAAAAATTTTCAATTGAAACCGTATTTGATGATTCACCATTTGGTGTTCATAATTTTTGGAAATATTTTAGTAGTGAAAATACAGAAAAATTATTAACCAAATACCCTTATCTAAAAACATTAATCCAGTTAAATGAAAAAAAATGATTTACATCATACGTATAATCATTAACATGGATAACCTTACTTATAGCAATACCATTCCGTTTATTCCTCCATTGAAAGAGGGTAAAGTGGTCAAGGTCTATGATGGAGATACAATTACCATTGGTGCCATTGTGTTTGAAGTAGCCTATAGATTTTCAGTCAGATTAAATGGAATTGATACACCCGAACTTCGCGGTCCTGATAAAGATAAAGCATCCCTTGCACGTGATGATTTATCTAATTTAGTCATGAATAAAATAGTTAGGTTAGAAAATATAGGCACTGAAAAATATGGACGCGTTCTTGCCGATGTGTATCTAGATCAATTGCATGTGAATCAGTGGATGATTGAACGTGGACATGCAAAAGAATATCATGGTGGTAAAAAATTATAAATAAAATAAATGAAATTCTTTTCCTGACTTAATATCATTAAATTTATCATATACATCTTTTTTACCATATTTATGTAAAATAATAGCATCAGTTGTATAAAAGTAAGTATTCATAACTACATAAAAAGGTAATTCATATACATGTTGTTTATAAGACGTTTTTAATAATTGATTTACGACGCCTTGTTCATAGCATTCGCCGGCCCATGTACCATTTAAATTGTATGTAGTTGTTTTACATTTTGGATTATTTATATAAGTATGAATACAATCATTTAAAAATTGTTTACCTACATCATTATTTTTTATAATAAATACTCCCGTACAATATGTTTTACGTATAAAGGTCACAAGAGAATTGAAAATGTTATGAAAATCTGTAGAAATTAAAATACTTTTATTTAAATCTATTACACTTTCTAATGGTGTTGAATATTTGGTAATCATTGAATCACTGTCTAACCATACTACATAATCATAATATGGCAAATGATCTAAAACAATTTGGATTTTTTTCCAATAAATAGGTAATTCAAGGTCATTTTTATAATCTGTTTGAAATAGATACGTGTATCCATGCATATCACAATACTTTTGTACAGATTCATTATGTAGATCTAAATAATCAAGATTTCTAGTTTCCAATGTAATGATAAGAATTTTTTTATGATTTGTTGTTGAATCAAGTATTTTAAAATTACGAGTATTTTTAATGTTTAATATTATAAAACAAATAAATATAAAAAATATGATTTTCATGTTATATAATCATAAAAAATTGAAATCAACATGAAATTATTTTTTATATAAAATGGAGCTGTTTATGAAGACCATGTTGTTGGTGTTTCCTTATGATATGTCTCAAAAAATATGTGATCAACATCAACGATGGAACAAGATGCTTTATCTAACTACAAAACAAACACCTGTTCATTACAAATATACAAAGTATGTTCCACTCAAAAATCGTAAAAACTATAAACTACTCAAGTAATTCCATGTGAGATAATTCCTTCAAGTATCGTTTAGAACACGTTTCTACTAATAAACCATTTGCATAAATTCCATAATTTTTATAGTAATGTTCATTTTCCAATGCTATGTGATAAATGGTATAATTTCCTTTTTTATCATAGACAGTTGTTCTTTCATCCACACAAGCAGGTAATCTATATTTATTCCCTGTGATATAAATTTTACCATTGACTTCAATGGATTTGGTTCTTTGTTCATCCGTTAAATCGTCTACCAAAATACAATGACATCCTGTAATGATTAACTCTTCAGTTAATTCAGGATATTGTTGAGGAGAACATTGATACAATTGATCTTTAATACGTGTTTCATCTGCAAGGTGATAGATTTCTTTTTTTCCCATCATAACAATTGGTTTATAATCATTTAATTCCGTTTTTACAAGATGACCTGGTCTTAATTCTTCAATCAATCTATACCCTTGATCGGTAAGAATTCTGCTTCCTTCTTTAAAACAAACTATTCCTGTAGATGCTCTAATTACAGTAATTGAATAATCTTCCGTAGATTCATCTTCCGCCGTAACAGTAAATGTTACTGTATTATTTCCATCCACAAGTGTATTACCTACAACATTACTGATTGATGCATATGAATCAACTGTTGCTATAGTAACTGAATTTGCACTATGAGCAACATTTATTGTATCACCATTAGAAACAACGGATCCATTTACTCTAACGGTTTTTACAGATGATGCAGATGATCTAATTACAGTAATTGAATAATCTTCCGTAGATGCATCTTCCGCCGTAACAGTAAATGTTACTGTATTATTTCCATCCACAAGTGTATTACCTACAACATTACTGATTGATGCATTTGAATGAACTGTTGCTATACTAACTGAATTTGCACTATGGGCAACGTTTATTGTAGCACCATTAGAAACAACGGATCCATTTATTCTAACGGTTTTTACAGATGATGCAGATGCTCTAATTACAGTAATTGAATAATTTTCTGTAGATGCATCTTCTGCAGTAACAGTAAATGTTACGGTATTATTTCCATTAACAAGTGTATTACCTACAACATTACTGATTGTTGCATTTGAATCAACTGTTACTATAGTAACTGAATTTACACTATTTGCAACGTTTATTGTAGAACCATTCGTAACAACTGATCCATTGATTGTAACTGTTTTTAAAGATGATACGGATGATCTAATTACGGTAATTGAATAATTTTCTGTAGATGCGTCTTCCGCCGTAACAGTAAATGTTACTGTATTATTTCCATCAACAA